ACGAAACGCGCGGCGAAACAGAAAAACGAAAATATGTGGCCCCAGGACCGGCGGATGCCGAAAGCGGCCCTGACCTGCGGCTTACCGAGGAAGTGGTTACCGATGAGGAATCTGTTCGCCCGCCTGTTCCGGCCCGCTCGGCGTCAGATCGCCGGCGACAACTCCGTACAGATCATGGGCGACAACATCTCGATGACGTTCTTCGACGAACTCAATCCCTGGCGCGACGCCGGTGTGATCGCCCTTCATTCGCACACCGCCGAGGAACCGTGCGATGAGACCTGCTCGGTCTACGAGCGCTAGGCGGCGGGGAATGAAAGCCGCCGTCCTGATCGACCTTCTTCTTGCCCATCTGTGCACGGGATTGGGCCTGCATGAGTACGCCGACGAGCTATATCGATCGGCCGTGGAGGCGGTGAATCAATGGGAGGCAGAGGTTCCGGCCGCATCGGCAAGCCGACGCACCTGAAGGTACTCGAAGGCGTTCAGGAGAGCCGCATCAATCGCGACGAGCCCGTGCCGGCCGAAGCGTCCCTGCAACCGCCGGTGGAATTGGACCCCGCGGCGCGCGAGGTCTGGGATCGCCTGGCGCCGGACATGATCGAGAAGAACGTACTCACCAACTGGGACCTCGACCAGTTCGCCGTCTTCTGCGATGCCGTCGCGGTCTACCACGAATGCAAAGCCCTGATGGGCAACAACTACACCGAACGCGGCGCTGCCGGCGGTGTCATCAAATCGCCGTACTGGCAGATCATGCGCGACTGCCAATCGATCATGACGCAGATCGGCGCCCGGTACGGACTCACACCCAGCGACCGCGCGGGCCTCGCCGTGGGCGGTAACGAGCCCGACGAGGGCGCAGGCGCGGAAAGGCTGCTGTCTTGAGTGAACCCGTGGAATCCGAATCGGCCGAGCTGCTGATGGAGCGGATCGAAATCCGGCGCGTGATGCGGGCTGGCGGCGAAGAAGTCGTCTCGATGGAGGCGGTCGATGCGCTCGGCGAGCCGATGGGCGTCTTCGAGGCCATGAACCTGCTCGAGTTCTCGAAGGTCCAGCTGATGACCGACATGGTTCGCAGCCTCATTTTCGACGAAGAAGAAGACGAGGACGAGGACTGATGAGCGATATTGCAGGCGAATTGCGGCAGGTTGTCGCCGAATTGAAGGTCATCGCACCGGGATTGACGCATATTCACGCCCAGATTGACGGGATTCTGTCGAAATTGGACGGTCAGGCAGTGGTTCCGGCGTTCGACATCGGTCCGGTTATCGGCGGCACCATCCGTGTTGCGTCCGAAGATGCGCCGCCCGAGGCGATCCTCAGTCCCTCGACGTGGACCGCGATGGCGTTCAACCCCGAGTTCGAGGCCGGCGTGAAGATTCCGACCAACGCCAAGCGGGTCCTGGAGATCGAGGACGACGAGCCGGCCGAGGAATGGGACGAAGACGAAGATCTCGCCCACCTCGACGACGAAGACGAAGGCAATGAGCCGGGAGACGAACCCGACGCTGCCTGAGTGCGGCTTCGTACTCGACGGGATCGAGTGTCACGAGGTCGGCGATCACTTCTGTGTTCCGCGCGCGGACCATTGCCAGAAGTTCATCGAGGAGCTGTGTCTCCATACCAAGGGCCAGTTCTTCCGGAAGCGGTTCATCCTCGCCGATTGGCAGCGCGACGAGATCGTGCGGCCGTTGTTCGGCGAGGTCGAATGGTCCGAGGAGTTCCAGGCGTACAAGCGCCGCTACGAGATTGCCTGGATCGAAGTCGCCCGCAAGAACGGCAAGACCGAACTCTTGGCCGCGCTGATGCTGTATCTGCTCGTCGCGGACTCCGAAGAGTCGGCCGAGATCTACGGCGTCGCCAAGAACCGTGAGCAGGCGTCGCTTTGCTTCGACGTGGCCGCGCAGATGGTCAATTTGCAGCCGGTGCTGTCGAAGCGGCTGAAGATCATCAAGCACAAGAAGCGCATCTACGACGCCAAGACCAACAGTTTCTATCAGGTGATCGCGGCCGACGCCGGCGGTGCGCTCGGTTCGAACCCGCACGGCGTCGGCGCCGACGAGATTTGCGCCTGGCACGACGGCGGCATGTGGGACTCGATGCGCACCGGCATGGGTTCGGGCGCGCGGCGGCAGCCGATGATGATCGCCGCGACCACCGCGGGCACCGACACCGAGTCTTTCGCCGGGAAGATGCACCGCGAGATGTTGGCCAACTGGGAGCGGGCCGACGACGATCCGGAGAAGCTGCACCACATCTTCGCGTTCATCCGCAACACCCCGATGGACGCTGATCCGTGGGATGAGTCGCAGTGGTATCACGCATCGCCCGCGCTGGGTGACTACCTCTCGATCGAGGCGTTCCGCAAGCAGGCGGCCGAAGCCAAGGCTAATCCGCTGCTGGAGAACGGGTTTCGCGTCCTCAAGCTCAACCAGTGGACGACGCAGGCCGTGCGCTGGATGCCGATGCACCTCTACGACGAGGCGGCCGGCCCGACGTATTCGACCGCACGGGAAGCGCGCGAGGTATTCACCGGCTGCGACTGCTGGTTCGGGCTGGACCTTGCTGCGCGCCAGGACCTTACGGCGATGGCGTATCTGTTCCCTGCCGACGACGGCAGCGTGGATCTGCTGTATCGGTTCTGGTGCTGTGAAGCGGCGCTGGCGAAGCTGGACAAGCTCAACGGCGGCCGATTCGTGCGCGAGTTCGTCGAGGGCGGATGGCTGACCGTCACCGACGGCGATGTCCTGGACTTCCAGAAGGTCTACGACGACATCGAGGCGGACTCGATGCGGTTCAACCTTCTCGGCGGTGACGCGGACAAATGGTCGTCGGACCCGGTGCTGCAGGAGATTCAGAACCGCATCTACGTACCGGACGACATCTTCGCCTACCAAAACGACTACAACCACATGTCCGATTCGATGCATCGGATTCTGGAGATGGTCATCGAGAAGAAGTTCCGCACACACGGAAATCCGTTGGCGCGGTTCTGCTTTGAAGGCGCGGAGGCGCGCATCGCGAGTTACAACCCCGACCTGGTGAAGCCGGACAAACCCGATCGCAACACCGCATCCAAACGTATCGACGCTGTTCCCGCATCAATCATGGCCGTCAATGCGTGGTGGACCCGCGGCGGCATCGGCGAAATGTCGGTCTACGCGACACGAGAGCCCATGGTTGTGGGATTGGAGGGCTGATTGTTGTTCGGAAAGACCTCCCTGGGCGACGTGGTGAAAGAGTGCCTGTGGGTCACGACCATCGCAGGGCTGCCCAACTTCGCCGGCGTGCTGCTCAAGGTGCATGTCGGAAAAGACGGGGTGCACTACGAATTCGCCGACGTGAAGCCCGAGGGCTCGACCGTGGGCGCTGACGGCGCCTTCTTCATTCCCAAAGAGCACGTCGCCTACATGCAGAAGGCAACCCGTGCTGCTGTCTAACGGGCAGGCGCTCTCTATTGCGCCGCAGGCACTTTCGGAGTTGGTGCCGCAACTCGAGCTGTCGTACTACTACCCAGACGGCATCGGGATGGAGTTGGAGCGCAACTTCGCGCTCTACGGCGAGATCTACAAGCGCAATCCGTGGGTGTTCACCGTAATCGACAAGCGCGCAAAGGCTTTGGCGCGCCTTCCGCTCGAGGTGTGGAACGAGAACGGCGACACCCGCGAACTCGACGAGACCTCCGACTACGCCAAGCTGATCGCCGATCCGTGCCGCGGATTCATGGACCCGTACTCGTTCTGGCACTGGGTGCTGTCGACCTGGGACATCTACGGTGAGGCGTTCCTCGCGATCTACCGGCGGCCGAACGGTCAGCCGTTTCTGCTGCTGCCGATGCATCCGACCCGGGTGGCGATCAAGCGCGATCCGAAGACCGGGCGCTATACCTACCTGTTCCAGGGCGGCCCACTGTCCAACGGCGACGGGCTGATTCAGTTCGACGAAGCCGACGTCGTTCCCTTCAAGTCCTACAACCCCGTGCATATCGAGCGCGGGCTGTCGAAGCTGGAACCGCTGCGCTCGACCTTGATGAACGAGGATTCGTCGCGCAACGCCACCTCGGCGATGTGGCGCAACGGCGGCCGGCCGCTGATCTCGCTGGAGACAGACAAGGTTCTCGGCGACACCGGCCTGAAGAACGTTCAGGCGGCATATCAGGCGCTTCACGCCGGCAGCAACAACTACGGCAAGGCGCTGGTGCTCGAGCACGGCGTGAAGGCCAACCCGATTCAGCTGACAGCGGTCGAGATGGAGTTCATCAACTCTCTGAAGCTGGACCGCGAAGAGATCTGCGCCGTCTATGACATCGCCCCGACGATGGTCGGAATCCTCGAGCACGCAACGTTCTCCAACATTTCGGCGCAGATGCGCGCGTTCTATCGCGACACGATGGCGCCGGTGATCGAGGCGATCGAGTCTGTCGTGGACACCTACGTCGGCGCGCAGTTCGGCACCTACCAGAAGACCAAGCGCGTGGCTCGGTTCGCGGTCGACGAAGTGATCCGCGGTGACTTCGAGGTCCGCGCCGAGGCCGGCTCGCACATGATCCAGGCCGGCATCGCTACCCCCAACGAGGTGCGACACCTGTTGGGCCTCAGTCGATCCGATGATCCGATGGCCGACAAGCTGTTCGCCAACGGCACGATTCAGCGCCTCGGACAGCCGATGGAGCAGATTCGTCTGCAGGGTGAGCTTGCCTCCGACCCCGATGGTATTCCTCTGCAGCAACCAGCCGCGCCGTTGCCTCTGCCGAACCCCGCCGCTCCGAAACCCGCTGCGCCACGGGCGAATCTACCGTCCAAGCCGCCCGCGCTGCCTGCCGCACCGCCGAAGCCGGCGGCCAAGCCGAAGCCGAAGTCGCTGGACTACTCGCTGCCTCCGCTGCGTGAATTCAAGGGCGGTGTGGGCCGAGGCGAGCGCATCGAGGAATTGGCGCTGCGCCTGGGGGAGAAGTACCCCGATCATCTGCACGAAATTCTTGTCGCTGCCGAGATTGCCAT